CTCAAATACAACATTAGTCTGTATCTGTTTCATTCTTCATTATCTTCACCTCAAACATCTTATCACCAACTGTATCTACTTCTTGTCTTTCTATGTATCCTCTTTTCTTACCTTTAGTTTTTAGATAAAATAATATCTCTGCTGTTTTACCATCTTTGATATTGCTTAGTAATTGATGTTCTGCAAAGTCAAGTAATCCTTCTTTTACTTCATCAACTTTACCTGCAAAATCATTATCCTTCATCCAATCATAAAAAGTCTGTCTAGAGATTTGTGCAGCTTCACATGCTTTACTAACATTCCCCATCTTAGTTGCAAATACTTCTAGAAATTTATCTTTATCCTTAGCCATTTTTCCTTTTTGTTAATTTTTGTCAGATTTGTAAAGTTTCTTCTTCCTGACTTTTACTCATTTGTATAATAGCTTCTTCATACATTTCTTTAACAATTGTTGATAACTTTAGTAGATCCTCCTCTGATAAATACTTAAGTTTTGGCTTTATAAAGTCTATTCTTTCTGCTGCAACATCTTCTTCTAAATCTGATACAACTGCATGATACCAATCTAACAAATGTGGTGAATATTTACAGTATATATCAAATGAGTTTATGCTATGTATGATACTAGCATGATTCATTCTGTAACCATTTTCTTCACCTAAATCTTGGATTTCTCTTAAGGAAAATCTATAGTACTTTTTTAGTACTGTATTAAATAAAGCTCTAAGCTCTATTATTTCCCTTCTTCTAGTTCTTTCAAATATATTATATCCTGAAAGATCTTCTAGTTCATTTATTAAATTTTTTATTCTACTTTTTGTTCTCATGTTTTTCTAATTTAGTTTGTAATGCTGCTAAAGCTCTCCATGCTACTTTAGCTAAATGTGATACTCCATCTGTATCATCTTCATTTGCTTGTATTAGATGTCTTGTTAGAGCATCTAGATGGTCCATACTTTTACTCTTATCCCAATGTAGAGGTTTGCCTTTATGGTGTTGTTCATTTCCAATCTTGCTCACTCTTGATACTTCCATAAGTGCATCAGGAAAATAGTTTAGGACACCTGTCCATACTGGATAATCTTTTCTATTCATCTTAAATGTTTTCTTCTGTTATCTTTTACTGGATATGGTCTTAGATTAGTATAGTGATTTGCTTCTGCAAACTCATCAGCTGTTTTAACTTTATAAAGGTCAAACATATGATCAAGCTCCCAATACTTACCATAATTATTCCAACTCATATCTTTTGCAAACTGTTTTTCTATATGGTCATAAAATGTTTCTTTATCACATCCTATCAATTCACCAATAGTTCTAGTTAAATAGTTATTCTTTTTTCTGTTAGTAGATATTCTAGATGTTACATTTTTCCATAACCTAGCTTTAGGACAAGACCTTATCTTTCTAGTGTTATTTCTATCATATTCTCTGACATGCTCTAGATTATTTTTTCTCCATTGGTTATTGTATTTTCTTCTACAGTCTTTGCAGATACCACTATAACCATCAGAGTTACTTGCTTTCTTATGAAACTCAGTAATAGGTCTAATTAAACTACAATGTACACAAGTCTTTGTTTTCATCCTACTTTACCTAATAAAATGAAACATACAAAATTGGTAAACATAATTAGCCAAAATGTAATTGGAAAATATAACCACCAATTTGATTTAATACTCTTTTGAAATTCTTTGTCAACTGGCATGTTGATCTCTTTTTTAGTTGCTTTCATAATTCTATATTTATATAATATTGATCTAAATCAGCCTCCTGCATAAACCAGTCCTCATAAATCTCTAAGGCTTTTTTTACCTTTGCTCCACCTCTTAGGTAAAATTCTTCTGTACATTCTGCATATCCTATGTCAAGAGATCCTTTGTCTATAACAATAAACCCCATTCTATTTGGAAGTATATCAAATAGCTGACAATAAATAAAACATTGAACATCATATCCAAACTTGTCTGCACTATATTTCCAACCCTGTAATGAACTTGTAGATTTCAAATCATACATTGTTGAGTTATTTCCTAAGATGTCAGCTTTAGCTCTAAATGGAAACTTCATCCCATCATCAAATCCTATTTCACCTATTTCTGCTACTTCAAAGTCAGAATTAGATAATTTTTCCAACACCATCTCATTTCTAAGTAGAGCATCAGCCAACCTCTCTGCATCATGTTTCTCCTTCATTGTAAAAACCCTGCTATGTTCATTAGCAGCATCTTTATATTTTTTTGTATTCTTAGATTGAACATCTATGTAAATTTGTGATTCAAAAACTTCAGGCTCAAGTACACATGTATGGAATAGCCACCCATCTCTTAATGCTTGTGCATCAGCCTGACCATAGTTTAGTATGTGCTTATAAGTCTTTGGAGAAGATAATAAATGTTTAACAGTTGTAGAGCTAAAAGCATACTTACCTAAGTATCCATAATAAAACTCATCATCATAGGCTTTTTTAATCAGATCTTCTCTGTCATATGTTTGCCCATCTAATAGTGTAATTTTCATTCTTGTAATCTTAAAGTTAAAGTTATATATAATGTGTTATTGTGATAGTGATAATGCTTCCCATCTATCCTAGCCATTAATTCCATGTTTTGAAATGTTATTAATATTTCTTCATACATATTTGGGATAGCATCAAATTTCATAAATATAGCATTTACCTGATCTATGATTAAGTTCTCTATATCTACTTCTGCTCCTATGTAAATTGTATCCTCACTAAATATAACCTCTACTCCAAGTTCAATCTTATTTGGCTTGTAGTTTGGATTCAGCTTTTCTAGCTCTGTCAATTGCTCTAAGTTTATCTTGTCTATACTCATCTATACTCAACATCAAAAGATGTCTGTCATTCTGTAATTCTTGTACATAAAAATGTATTTGTAAAACAGCATTTATTAAAGTTTCTAATCTATCATTAGTTGGATGTTTCTTTTGCCATTCTAATAACACATTATTTACAACCTCAGAGTTAGCTAAGTATTGCATATCTTTTAGATTATCTAATTTCTTGCTTACTAGCTCTCTGTCAATATCCTTTATAGGAATATTAGTATTGAAGTCTGTACTTTTCATAATCTCTTATGTCTGATTCTCTAACTTTTATTATTACATCTTTATTTCCATCTCTAGTATATAAACAATGATAGTCTGATTTATTCTTACACACCTCAGTAAACCTTTTAATGTATTTAACTAATCCTAGTCTATCATAGAACACATAAGATCTAATATCAAGATACTCAATTACCATGTATTTTGCAAATCCAAATAAAGATCCTTTACCTCCCCAAACATTTGTTTTCTCAAGCCATACAGCATCAGTAGTTTTATCTCCTTTAAGATCAACAGGAGTTTTAACTCCAACATAAAAATCTACATGATAGTATTTATCTATGTCAGGTGGTGTCTTGTATGCTCCTATTCCTATTTGATTCATAAAGTCTTTAAACCTTTTCTCTGATAATTCTCCTTTTTTCCAGTTACCTCTATTCTGATAACTTCTTGGCTTGAACCCCATTTCCATATACAGTTTCTAAATCATTTATCCATTTATTAATGGTGTCCATCTTCCTAGCTCCACCACATCCACAAGGTTCAATATAATTGTGTTGAAAATACTTAGAGTGTAATGTATATACAATCTTTAAATCTTCATCAGTAAATCCTTTCTCCATAGATGTTTTAAATCCTGTAAAATCTATGTAATCCTCCTCACTAAACTGCTGCTGTAGTAGTACTTTATAACTTTTTAATCCCATCTTTAGTAAATATATATTTGTTTAACTTCTCTTGTCTTTTATCACAACCACAATCTTTGTAACCAAATAGTTTAGCTACAAACTTGGCTATTCTTTTACCTTGTCCTAGTGTTATTATTCTTATAACTTTTTCTGTAAGGTCTCCTAACTTCATAGGTTTTTTTCTTTTCTTACCTGCTGCCATTCTGTATCCATTTAAAAAATATCTTTTAATTCCTTTTGTTAGTTTCATAATCCTAACTTTTTCTTTAAGAGTTTCTTAACATTTCTATAAGTATTATACAGACTAATGTATGTAATAGTTGTCTTTCTACTAAGCTCTGATATTTTAGTTCCTGATGCAATAATCTCAAAAACCTTCTGATCATACCAATGTAATTTTGCAAACTCATTATTAAACTTCTTTTCTATTTCTTGAAAATGTATCTGTTCATCTCCTTCAAGGCTATGTAGTATTTCTTCATCAACAAAGAATACTCTGTCTCTTTTCTTTTTAAGCTGTAGAAACATTGTGTATAGTATCTTAAAAATATAATAGTAATTAAGCTCATCTTTATTGTAAGTAATATCTGTACCTTTCTCTGTTACATGGTGTAACTTAATATACATCTCTTGTGTTAAATCTTCTGCTGTTGCATGATCTAGTCCAAATGACTTGCATATGTTTACCCATGTCTTATGTTTTTGAAATGCTTTCTCCAGTATGTTCATTACTTATCAATTCTATCATATTATCTCCTTCTATACTAAATCCTACATTGTTTATTAAACTTCTAATTCTTACTGGACTGTCTAATGTTGTTGGCATCATTCCAGTATCAGTATCTTTTACTTTTCTTACATGAATATGTGTAACCATCCAATCTAAGTTGTGCTGTATATATCTATGTAACACAATAAAATTATCACATCTATTACTCCATTTACCACCACCTTCACAATCACTCATCATTGGTGCTATAGGATGTCCTGAATATTCATGTTGTGCTCCATGTAATTTTCTAAGTGCATCTGTTTGTGCATGAGCTGTAAGCCATAATGCTACTCCTGTCTTATGACAGAATTGCCTCATATCTGATGCTGCTTTGTAATCAAACTCATGACCACCTAAAGACCTATAAAGATCTCTATCTTTTTCTAGTGAGTTGTATGGATCTATAAAATATCCATGATAATCCCAACCCTTTTTAATCTGCTCACCTAATTGTAATAGGTTCTGATAAGTATATTGTTCTTCTATACTTATTAACTTAAAGTGAGAGTCTACCCATTGACTTCCTTCTTTCAACTTTTCCTCATCAACTTTGTTAATGGGCATCCCCTCTTTATACTCTATTAATTTCTTTACTATTGAATATGGTTCATTTTCTCCTGCATACACTAAGAATCTTAAATCATGTTTAAGTGCATATAAGAACATAAAAAAAAGCACAGTATGAGTTTTGCCTACATTACTATGCCCTAAAAAGATATTAAATGTACCTTTTTTAAATCTAAAATATGTGTCAAAAGATTTGATGCCTAGAGATAAGCCTTCCTTGATTTCACCTTTTCTTATTTTGTGGATCTTTTCAAGTTGGTCTTTAATCTCTAGTATCATTTCTTAATTTAAAATGGAACTTCATCTAGTTCCCTGTCAGGATTGTGATCTGTTGTTGTAACTTTTTTCTCAGGTATAAATTCACTAAATGGAATATATAACTTGCCATTCTTACTTTTTAAAATATCCATGTTAAGGTACTGATTATTTTTCTTTGCAAAGTCCTTTACATATGAATTTTCTAAAAATTCTACAAATCTAGGTACATGTAGTCTCATTTTTGCTACTACAAAATCTTTAGGAGAATCTTCTACATATACTCCTGCTACAAAATCAGGTTTACTCATAATTATTTAGGTTTAGTTA